TATACCTACCGACACACTAGTGTAGAAAAACAACTTACATGCCTATTAGGGGTCTCTAACCATAGGGGTGGGTGTGGCAGGGGGTTCATTCTTATGCCTCACCCTAAAGAAGATAGGAATCCGTTGAGTTTTGGGTGTAATAATGAAAGTAGGTTTACTTTATACACCGTCAGCCGTAGGGATGTGCATGACCAAATCAATGACCGGCTCTTTTTACCTGACTGAAACCGTACTATTACCTACCGCATCAGTTGACGGAACTGTAGTGACGGACACCATTGATCTCTCGGCTTATGTTAATGTCCCTACCGGTCAAGCAATTGCCGTTGAAAGTGTGGACTTCATCTATCAAGTTCAAGATGACTTTGGCGGTTTGCTTTCCACAATAAGCGCTCAAGACTCATCTTTGACAACTCAATTAGTTGACCTAAACCCTGGAGGTGCTTTAGTTCGAGCAGACAACCATTCTTTAATCGCTTCAGGCAACATGCAAATTGATAATGGCAACAATCAAGCAGTAATGGTGAGCGATCTATATCCTGATAACTTCGGCCCAGCCAATTTGTCTGAATCCTTTTTAGTTGTAAATGATACTTTATACATCTCAAATTCCTTTAGGGGAGTAGGTCCGACATTAGCAAATGTCTATATTACTGCCAGAGTTCGATGCAGAGTTGTCAAACTTTCCACCAAAGATTGGATGGCTATTGCAATACAATCCACTGCCGAGGCATGATACTATGGCGAACTTCTGCCATGAATGCGGAACGGCTACCCAAGCATCTCATTCTCATGCGACGGAAACTAAAAGTAAAGTGAAAGTGAAGAGAACCAGGAAACCTTCTGCATACAATCTCGAATACAAGAAGCAATATGCTAAACTAAAGAAGAAGCATCCTCGATCTAAGTTTGCAGCTATAGCAAAGAAAGCGCATGTAGCAACAAGGAGAGTTCGCAGATGAGCAAAGAAGTTCGATTGGAAGCAATGTTTCCAAGGTTTCAGAACGCATGGACCCAATCAACCACAAGTTGGGGGCCTTATCCCTTCACCGGCAATCAAGCATGGAACTTCGATACTAAAATAATCGCAGGAATTCCCCGTCCTTATGCTTGGATCAGAACAAGTATAGATCTAACCAAAATGGAAATGGATAAAGATACATTATTTCCTATTGGAGTTGCAGTTCAAGACCCTGGAATTTATGTTTCTTCTGAAGCCACAAACAAATCAATGGTTGTTATTGATTTAATTACAACAAAGAAAATAGATCCAAGTCTAATTGTAAACTTTAGCGGATTCCATATTGATGATTTAACTGGTTCGATGTTTGGGATGATGGGTTCTTCTGATGACCAAACTCAAATCCTCTATGGTCAATATAGATTAATGACGGGCAATGCAAATCTTCCAGCACTCGCAGATACTCTACGCACAGAATGGGCTAACAACTTTTCTTCCGGGGAACCTACTGCCGTTGATAGATTGCACTGTTATCGAATAGTTCAGATATTTGGGAATGCAGATACACAGATGTATGTTCCAGCGTCAAGATTCTATCTTTCTGCCGTTATTGATAAAGAACCTGATTTGGAATACATGATGAGACTAAAGCGCTCTTATGAATTGGATCAGTCGCAGAGTTGATAGCGTGTCTTATGTCTATCCTGTATTGGCTCCATTAATTAGATATGGAGTAATTAAGGCCTATTCCAAAATTGGATTGGAAGGAACGGTTATCTTTGCTACTGCAATGGTTCATCCTGTATCGAGGAAAATTGCATTAAGAGTTGCGTGGGCTACTGTTTATCATTCAACTGTTTATTCAGTTAACATGGCTAGAGCCGTTTCAGTTATTTTGTATGAAGAGTTAGTTGTACCTGCCGCTATCGAAATAGCCGAAGTTGCAACACCTTTGTTCAGAATGGTTGGTAGAGGCGGTACACTCGGAGCAGGGGGCGTAATAGGGGGAATTGCATTCTTCGCCGTCGCATTCCCCCTCGCATTGGCTACTACTGACCAAGCGTCGTATGGTGATCTCTATACTGAAGAGATAGCGACTTATGAGGATTCAGCCCTTGGCCAAGGAATAGGTGGAGGAATGGTGATCTAATGTTCGAAGAGTTAGAGAAAAGAGTTCAACGCCTGGAGCGCTTGATCTATTTACTCATTGGACTTCAATTACCGAACCTTCTTCCTTATCTCGGTGTTCTTTAATCATCACAGTGTTCTCGATCAAAACAACTATCGCATTGTGAGTAGCAAACTGCATAAGAACATTCTTTGCAATATTCCCAAACGCAACCACATTCCAACGCCTCACCAGTGCAATTCAAATGCTGACCATCTGAACAAGTCATTCAAACACCTTCTTACAAAGAAACTCTACCAACCTTTGAAGTTCTCTGACTTCTCTTTTTAGTTCGAGAACTTCTTTCATTCGATCTTCTCGATACTTCGAATAGATATTTCTGTACGCGTCTGATCTATTCCTCATTCTTCATCATCACTTAAGTCGTTATAGATCTGTTCGATAGCATCTAATGTTTTTTGATTAAGCCCCGCCATATGCCGAAGGTCGCTTAAATGGAATATATCCATTAATTTGTCATCAAAATAGACATAAAAGCCCACTACTCCAAGTGGTTCTAATCGAAGTCGTGCTTCACTCATTCAAACTCCTCCAACTGCTTTTGTTTGTTGACTTCTTTTATCGCTTTGAAGATTAAATCGTCTACTGTCCCCTTGTATTTTGGATCATGTTCGATATACTTGGCCAGCATTGCCTCTGCTAAAAGCCTCGATACCTTAGCCCACTTTGCTTTCTGGCGTGTTTCCTCCATCAAAGCAGCTGTTTCATCAATACCCTGGTCAAAATTATTCAATCCAACCCGTACCCATTTGCTGAAATTCGCCATTCTTTGACTGATTTTCATCGTCTTTTCATCTAAACTTACTATCTTTTGCACTTTCATTTGTATGCCCTCAACCTATCCGAAGTGTCATTTTGGTATATACCTACCGACACACTAGTGTAGAAAAACAACTTACATGCCTATTAGGGGTCTCTAACCATAGGGGTGGGTGTGGCAGGGGGTTCATTCTTATGCCTCACCCTAAAGAAGAT